CATTTGGTTTGTTACTTGCAGAGGTAACAAAAATCATAGGCACTGTACCTGGCTCAGCTGGGGTATAGAAACTTTCGTCTATTACGCTGACCTGTACTCCTGGTGATGTTAAAGCCATAATTTTTTTCTCCTGTTGGAATCTTAGTGTCTACATATATTTAGCATAATATAATAAAAAGGTACGTTATATCACCATGAAAAAGGGGCCGAAAAGGTGAGGTAAATACAATATGAGACCTTTATGCAAGTGTGGACAAAGACCTGCGGCTATTAACTATCGCAAAGGAAAAAAAATTTACTATAGAAAACTATGTGAACGATGCCTGCGCGGAGGTATCAACGTAGGTATTCCTAAATGGAAACTCAGAGGTTACGATAAAAAAGATACTTGCGAAAAGTGTGGTTATAAGTCAAAGCACCCAGAACAGTTTAACGTATTTCATATAGACGGAGATTTAAATAATTGCAGTCCTATGAATTTAAAAACAATCTGTGCCAATTGTCAACGTATTATGCAGAAACAAGGTGTGCGTTGGAAGCAAGGTGATTTGATACCTGACTTTTAAGATCATCGATCGTTGTGTTATTACCAATAATAGCATTGAAGTTTACATTTGCCCAACGCCATTCTGATTCATGTACATCTTTAGGTTCAACACCTATGTCCTGGTACATGCGAAACCAAACTGGATCAGGACCTCGTTTGACATGCCAAACTTGTCCTTTTAGAGAATGTATCATGTCAGCTTCGTTTGGAAATCTTACATCAGGTATTACATAGTTTTTTGTAGTATCATGTAGCAATTGTTGTTTTACAAGACTTACCCAAATACCATCATAAAAGCCATTACGCATACAATCAGTGCCAAACATTTGAAGGACCAATCTAGGGGTAATGTGCTCATTAGTTTCGGTTGACCAGAATTTGTCTGCTTGTTCTCGCCATTCTCTGCTTTCATCAGTATCTCCTTCAAGCATTGCCCTATCCCAACCAAACACGGTTGCAACACCATCTTTTAATTTGTCTGCAAAACTTATTTTTGTAAAATTATGTTGTTCAACTAATACATCAGCAACAGTACCTTTACCGCTACCAATTAATCCACAAATGCCAATGATCATAAATGTTCCTCTATAATACGTTTATTATAGTAGAAAATACCTTTAATGTCAAGAAAAATTATCCTATTAGGAAGCCGTATCCTGCACCGCCAGAAACTTGTTGTATAACTTCTTGTTCTAGTTTTTCCATTTCTTGCTGTGCTTCTGATTTTAGACTTTGTCCGTTAAGGCTTGTACCACCTTGCGGACCAGCAATAGTAGCAAACTTTTCTCTTGCTTCTCCTAGCATGTACTTACATGCCGCAAGTGTGTAATCTTTTATCCATTGTTGAGCAAGATAGTCGTTTATTAGGTTTTCGTCTGGACGATAATTATAGCAATATAGTAGCAGTGTTTCTTCTGCTCTAGGGCGTTGTAATAGTGTAAGTTTCTTTGTATAAGAATTCCATTTGAATTCTATAAAACTACCAAACATACGTCCAACTAATTCTTGGTATTGGCTAAACATATCATATGTTGCAAGTCCCCCTAAATTACTACTTGAAAGAAGATAAGCATTTGTATAGGCTAGGTTAAACGGTTCAAAAATACTACCGCCATCGCCGCCGCCTGTTCTACTACCAACACTGCGCCTAAATATTTTCCTTACTTCTACAACTTCATTTGGTAATGTATATTCGTTTGTATCAATAATAGTTGGCATGAAAAAATATGATTCTTCAACTGAATTATCTGACCTTTGTCTAAAACGAGTCAATGCTTTTGTAAGAGCTGTTTCATAATGCACAGGATCAAGTTCTACATCAACCATGCCTCCACCTAGCATTGAATGTACATAATCGAATATATCTTGTTTTTGTATTGCCATGTTTATAGTCTCCGTAGTATTTATCGTAATTGTTTAGTAACGATAAATATGTATATGCCTAGATTAAGTTTATATAGACCACAAAAAACCAACGATTATTCATTCATAGACAAACAAGTATATGAAATGTTTACTGTTGGTGGTACAGATATCAATATACACAAGTTCTTAGGTGCAGAAAATCCTACCGAAGAAAATGCTACTGCTGATCAACCTCAGTACAATGCAGTTTCTGAAACAAATATACAAGATCTTTTGTTCCTTGAAAACAGAGATAGAAAATACGATCCAGATGTATATACAATGCGTGGTATTTACAATGTGCAAGACATTGACTTCAATCTTAGTCAATTCGGATTGTTTCTAAGCAATGATACATTGTTTTTAACAATTCATATTAACAGCAGTGTAAAAACACTTGGCAGAAAAATAATAGCAGGTGATGTTGTAGAATTACCACATTTGAAGGATGAATATGCCCTTAACGATCTATCTTACGCTCTAAAACGATTTTATGTTGTTGAAGATGTAAACAGAGCCGCAGAAGGTTTTTCACAAACATGGTATCCACACTTGTATAGACTAAAACTAAAGCAAATATATGACGGACAAGAATACAAAGAAATTTTAGATCTACCTGCAGAAGAAGGTGCAACTGGTGATGATACATTGCGTAAGATGTTGAGTACATACGAAAAAGAAATGCAAATAAATGATGCAGTTGTAAAACAAGCAGAAGCAGATGCCGCCAAGTCAGGGTATGACACTAGCCATTACTATAGTTTACAATTAGATGCTAACGGAAATACAGAATTAGTAGACACTGATGATGATAATATACCTGACACTATGAAAACAGTAAATAAGTCAGGTTATAATGGTTATCTGCTCGGAGATGGTATTCCAACTAACGGAGCAGAATTTGGGCATGGAATATCCTTTCCAACTAACCAATCAGAAGGCGATTACTTCCTTAGAACAGATTTTAACCCCAACAGACTGTTTAGATATGACGGCAATAGATGGGTAAAACAAGAAGACAATGTGCGTATGACAATGACCCAATCAAATAGTAGGTCAACGCAAAAAGGTACATTCATAAATAACACTACAACAAACACCATCAGCGGCGAATCTGTTGTAGAAAGACAGAGTCTATCTGAAGCACTTAGACCAAAGGCAGATGAATAATGAAATACAATAAAGATTTAAAAAAATGCGAAGAAAGACTTATTGAAGGTTATAAAGGTCCTGTTCAACTTTGTGCCGCAATCACAAATGCTTATGCAAGTAAAAATGCAAAACGTATAAGTTTAGCAGATAGAAACAGAGATGAATTCTTAGTAGATTACCCACAGTGGACTGAATATCTTATGGCGTGTTCAGAAGGTCCAGGTAAAGGACCGTTCAAAGGTTCGGGCTCAGGTAAAGTTCCGGGTGACGGACCAGGTAACAGTACCCAGGGCAAAGATAAAGGTAGCGGGGAAGATGGAGAAGGACTGGGTAAAGGCACAACAGGTGACGGTATAGGTGATAAAGGTACAGGCGATGGCCTAGGAGATAAAGGCACAGACAAGGGCGGAGACGGTGATCCTGGAATTCGAGGATATACACCACCTAGTAAATTACCAGGCAATGATACATCAGGTGGTGGTGATAGCGACATTACAACACCAGGTGGAGAACTTAAAACAGATAAGTTAGACAAAGTTATACCTACAAAACCTGGAACAGTAGAACCGGAAACAACGCCTGATACTGATAAAACTATTAAAAAGCCTGACGTAAAGAAAGATACACCTACAATACAAAAACCCGATGATAATTGGGATGACGGTGTTCCTGTTACGCCAAAACAAAAGACAAAGCCGGAAATAAAGAAAGAGCCACCTAAAAAGATAGAGCCACCTAAAAAAGAAAAACCTGCAAAACCAGAAAAAACGCCGCCAGAGAAAAAAGAACCACCTAAGAAGGAACCACCTAAGAAAGAACCACCTAAGAAGGAACCACCTAAGAAAGAGCCACCTAAGAAAGAGCCACCTAAGAAAGAACCACCTAAGAAGGAGCCACCTAAGAAAGAGCCACCTAAGAAGGAACCACCTAAGAAGGAACCACCTAAGAAGGTGCCGCCTACAGAAGTGCCAGATGAAAACAATCCTGAGATTATTCCGTTGCCGGACTTTAGTTAGAGAGATGCTATGAGATACACTGATATAAAAATTATAGAAAAAGAAGCAAAAGGTTTAACCTCCTTTGGGTATGATGGGAAAGATTTATTTAAACTTGTAATTACTGTTGATACTCAAACCGAAAAGTTTTCTGTTGATAAAGTTCCATGGGATTTTATCCAACAAGGTAAAGAAAAGGTATATAAGGCAATGACCGATTTTATCTTACAAAATTACAAAGACATTGATAAATCTTTTAAAATTGTAGCCATTCAAACTGTAGATAAAAACGGTAGAGAAATGCCTATTACAGATCTTTTCCCCTCAAATGACGGTGACAAAAATGCTCAAAAAGATAAAGGTTACAAGATAATAGGAGGAATTGTAAATTATGATCCGGTTAGGGTCAGTAAAGTAATAAAAGATTACAGAGAATTTTTGAAAGATGATTCACAATCCGAGTGGGGGAAAGATCCTAAAGCCCTCGACTATGATAAAGATAGGCTTAAAGAATTAATTATATTAGACACTAGACATGAAAAGCAGGATCAAGTTGGTGCATTAGTTGATCCTGCAACTGGAACTGCTGTTGGTGCAATTAAAGGCACTCCGTTTGAAAAAACAATGCGAGAATACATGCGAAAAAATCCTGGTCAAAAGCTAATGGTTGGTATTGTGGCGCCTGGAGGTGATGCTGGCAAGTCAGGAGAAGGCAAATCAGGCAAAGAAGGAGAAGCAGGTGCTACTGAAGGACAGAAAGCAATTGTTCCAGAAATTATTGACGAAGTAAGAGCAGGAATAGAAGGATTAGGAACAAGTGAAGCTAGAATAATTCGAGCATTGAAAAGAATTGAAACGCCTGCACATTTCAAAGAGGTAATTATAGCATACAAAGAAAAATTTGGAGTACCTATCGGTAATGACATACTCAATGATATAAAATATGATCCTGAAGTTCCTATTACCTTTGTAAGAGAGTTAAGCAGGATATTCAGTATGATCGGATTTAAAATTTATAGACATCCAAATAGCCCAAGGACATTAAGATTTGGTAAAAAGCCTCCATCACCTTTACATTATCCTTTAGATTTAGGCGACGAATAATGCAACATTTTTATGACGGACAAATAAGAAGGTACATTACGCAAATGGTGCGGTTAATGAGTAACTTTTCCTATAAAGATGGTAAAGGTGCTCTTACTCAAGTTCCTGTAATGTATGGAGATCTTACACGTCAAGTAGCAAATATAATTAGAGAAAATTCTGAGAATAAAATACCAAGTGCGCCGCGCATGGCAGTGTATATCACTGGCCTTGCAATGGATACTGCACGACTTGCAGATTCAAGTTATGTTAATAAAGTTAATATTCGTGAACAAAAGTATGATAGCGTAGGTAATGAATATCTAGATAAAGAAGGTAAAAATTACACAGTAGAAAGATTAATGCCAACACCTTACACGCTTACAGTGAATGTAGATGTATGGTCTAGCAATACTGATCAAAAATTACAAATCCTAGAACAGATACTTATGCTGTTTAATCCAAGCCTAGAAATACAAACCACAGATAATTATATTGATTGGACAAGTCTAAGTGTAGTGAATCTTGAAAACATTACTTTTAGCAGTAGGAGTGTACCTGTAGGAGTAGATAGTGAAATAGATGTTGCAACACTAACATTTAACACACCTATCTTTATAAGCCCACCTGTAAAAGTAAAAAGACTTGGTGTTATTACACAAGTTGTTACAAGTATTTTCAATGAAACACAAGGCACTATCGATCTTGATTTATCGAGACCTACTATACAGGGGTATGATGGAACACCTAAACCTGAGAACGATCAAAACATAAGAATTGCAGTAGCAGGTACTGGTGAAATCGAAGAGCAAACATCAACAGAAGGTGTTGTAAAGTTAGATGTTACAGCAACAGTAACTACTGCACATGATAATTATGAATTGTTAGTGTTAGGTAATACAGCAAAACTTGTAGGGAAAGGCATAGTAGGTGCAGAAACGTGGACAGGTTACATAAAATCTTTACCGTTTGATTTCAACGCAGGTGTAACAAATCTACACTTACGCAGAGCAGACCTCGATAACGAAATTGTAGGCACTGTTACTATAAATCCGTTGGATGAATATGAACTAAGCATAAACTGGGATACAGATACACTACCTGCAGACACTATCATGTCTGGACCGTCCGGTAATAGAAATAAAATAGATTACATAATAAATCCATATAAAACAAATCCAGATACAATTAAAGCTGGCGATGCAAGAATATTAATATTAGAACCTATTAACACAAGCGACTCTGTAGGTGATAGTGCTTATGATGGACCAGATGCTTGGAAAAATGCTGACGGATCAGACTTTATAGCAGGTGCTAATGACATTGTTGAATGGGACGGCACACGTTGGCATATAGTATTTGATGCAAGCGAAGATGATAGTACTGTAGTATACACAACTAATCTTAACACTGGCAAGCAATATAAGTATGCCAATGATGAATGGGTCCTAGCCTATGACGGTTCTTATCCAGTTGGCACCTGGTATTTAAATTTCTAAGATAATTACTAGTATGAACAAACATATTGTATGTAGTGGTGCATTAGTCTATGCACGGACAACCAAAAGATTTTTGTTACTTCATAGAACACAAGGCAGAGCAAAAGATGTATGGGGCCTTGTAGGTGGTACAAATGAAGAAGCTGAAACTCCTTGGGAAGGACTACGACGTGAAATATTTGAAGAAATAGGTGAAATAGATATTATTAAGACAGTGCCTTTGGAAACATTTGTTTCTAACGATAGCAAGTTCCAGTTTCACACTTACCTTTGTGTAGTAGACAACGAATTTATACCCAACTTAAATGGTGAACACAACGGGTATGCTTGGACAACATTTAAAAGTTGGCCAAAACCACTACACAACGGTTTGAAAAACACCCTTAGTAATAAAGTTAATCAAACTAAATTAGAAACTGTATTCAAAGTTATGGATTTATTATGAGCAATAATGTAGAAAAAAGTCATTTTGGTTATGAAGCAATGTGGGCTAAAACTGACTACTATGTAAGTAAAATACTAGTGTTTGATAGTGTTGGCAGTGGGTTGCCTATGCACTTTCACAAAGATACAGAAAAAACTTGGTTTGTAAACACAGGAAATTTTAAAATTGCATGGATAGACACAAGTGACGGAATGTTGTATGAAAAAGATGTAAAAGAAGGAAGTGTGTTTCATGTACCTCCTTGCATGCCGGTAGGATTAGAAAGTTTAGTAGATGGAGGCAGTATTACCCAAACAAGCAACAAAGATACTAAAGATGATTTCTATCAACTACGTCCTGTACTAAGAGAAGAATAATGTTAAAATTATCAAAAGATCCAAAATACATTACAGAATTACAAGAGTTTCAAAGTCAAATTAATAGGATTCTGATACAAAAAAACAAACATTATGCACAAACTTTACTTAATGAAATTGTTAATCAGGCAAATCTTATTGATGAAGGACATGCAAGTAACAATGATGGTAACATTGATCCGCACACACTGAGGCCAAATATTGTCGAACTTACAGATTTACGTGTAAAATTAAAAAATTTTCTAAAGGGTACTTAGACGTTTTATAGTTATAGGCCCTACCATAGAACTATGGCTTTGGCATTGATATCTATAGTTTGGAGGACTTGCTAGAGTTTCTGGAATCCTCCAATACAATACTCCGCTTGATTGACCTTGTGCATTTGTATTTGAACTTACAGTTCCATCTGTTGCAATGTGTACAAGTCCTGTAGTAATGTTACTACCTGTAGAATCTTGTATCAAAAACGGGTGTCCACTAATATCTGTTAAATCAAAAGCAATTGTTGTTCCGCTTATTACATATATTGTAGGATTGTCTCCGCTGTAATGACTGTTGAATGTGTATGCATCTGCGTTTACATTATCAACTCTTAGTGTTGCAATAGCATGTTCATAAAAACTTGCAGGTGTCAAACCTGTTGGTACATCTCCTAGATCTGTGAAGTTAGATGCGCCACCGCCACCGCCTTCTCCTGTAGCGTCTGTGCCGTTTGCCCATTCCCCTGCACTGTATTTTAACACTTCACCTTCTTGAGGATTTGAAATATTTACATCTGACAGCTCGTTAAGTGATGATGCACCACCTCCTCCTCCTCCACCACCAGATCCGGTGTATGCTATTTCTACTGTTGAACCTGTAACTGTGGTTGAAATGTCTGTGCCTCCAGCTATTGTAAGAGTATCTGTTGGACTAGATGCTTCTACACTGCCTGAGTCACCGGCTACTGTAGCAAAAGTATTCTGTGTGCCTACTCCGCCGCCGCCACCTACACTGCTTAGTATAGCCCAAGCACTGCCGGTCCATGTCCACGTGATGTTACCTACGATATGTGTATCATTTAATGCTGGTGAATTTGGAAAATCTATTGCCATAATAACCTCTCTATGTATTTATTAATGTATGTATATCCGGACATAGGCCGCGCCTCCGTCTGTGTTTAAAGCAGTTGTTCGTGTAAAGACATAACTATCAGTCAAATGTATACAGTCATAATGATATAAATTTTTATATAGATTAGTGCTATACAAAACATTTCCTGGATGAGGAACAATATTTACTTGGCTACCGTTGCTTGCATCATATATTCTTAATGTGTTATTATCGGAACCGTAGATATCTTGCCATAAAACTGCTATGTAGCCGTCTGAATTTCCAACTAGCTGACCTCCATAAAATTTGGATCCTCCTCCTCCAGAAATACCTTCACTAAACACAGGTCTATTTATAGTTCCTCTTGTTGCTCCTGAAGATATTAGAAAAGTTCTTACTCTTCCTGCATCTGTGTTTCCACTGTAATCATCGCCTCCTGATGCTACAGCATAGTAATTACCAGCAAGAGCAACACCTTTCCCAAATTCAAAATTAGTGTAATTACTAGAACTGCCTGCGTAAGACGTTCCTAATTGGCTTCTATATTGGTTTCCGTTAGAAATGAAATTTATATTGGCAGCTCCTGCATTTTGATATGTATTAGGTCCTTGTACAGCATCTCTTTCATAGCTACCATATAAAATATATGTGCCATCGGTATCCGCAGTACTACCAGCTTCCCAGTTTTGGTACTGCTGTAATGTATTACTAGCCATTGATTCCCATTGAGATACTGGTGTTGAAAGATCTGAAGTGCCATTTGAACTCAATTGCAAAAATCTTACAGTTCCTGAATTAGACATGTTATTGTATCCATAAACTAGATAATCTCCGCCTACTCTAAATCTTTTTTCACTTTGGGTGTTTGGATTACCTGTATCTGCTGTTCCTAATCTTGCAGTTTTATGTAGACTGTAAGTTGACCAGTTGTTAGTAGATTTATAAACGAAAATTCTTGGATCATAGTAACTAACTCCGTTGTATTTGAAGTTATCACCTGCAACAGCAAGATAATATGTGCTTCCTACTTTAGATAAACCAACTCCTGCTCCAAACATTATTTTTCTTTCACTTTCATATGTGGATCCTGTCAGTGGATTTTCGATGATGTGTAGTAACGCTTTTGTTTGTCTATTATAAATATATACTTGTCCATGAGCCGCTTCATAGCTTCCAGCACTGCTTGGCCTTGGTGAAAGATAACTTCCTACAACTACAAAATCGTCGTCTCCGCCTAAAACACTTCCCCAGCCTGCTGAAGGTCTTGCACCACCTACTTGATCGTCATAATTAGGTTTCTGGATATATCCATCAAGACTTTGTCCTGGAACTCTTGGCGTCAAACTTGTATCGTTGATGGTTGCTGTTGCGGATCTATTGTTAGTCGGATTACCGTTTATGTCCTCATCATTCAAGCGAATAGTAAGAGTCTCTGCACCCTCTGTGGTTAAATCTTGTGAAATTACAATTTTATTTCCGTTATACGGAGAACCTTCATATGTATTACCGTCTACTAATGTTAAAGTTCCATAGGTGTAATTTAGGTCATCTGTTTGATTGCCTGCACTTGTTGATGCAGTATATGCTACTTGAACTGATTTATCTGTGTTATTTGTATAATCCACTGTGATAGTTACAGTTTCACCTTCGTTGTAATTTGTTTTATCTAAACTTATGCCATTGTAAACAGTAGCAGGATAATCATCTACAATGCTTACATTTTGGCTTTGCAGATCATCAGTATCAAATCCTACACTATCAGTTGCCGCTAGTTGTAATCTAAATATCTCTGTACCTTCTGTAGCAAAATCGCCTGTTGGTTGCATACTTACTGTTGCAGTTCCGTCACTTCCAATTGTAAACATAGTGTCTCTGTTGATAAAGTCACTAGCAGTAACAGTTCCTTGAATATTTGCAAAAGTGTATCCTACAGTAGTTCCTTCAGGAACATCACTGGTTGTAAGTGTAAAAGTTATAGTTTGAGTTGCATTTGTGTATGGGTCTTCATCGGCTGTTGTTTTATTTGCTACAAGTGTATCATATGTTCCTGTGACTACATTTTCATTTGCTGTACGAGTAGTAGGATATTGTCTACTTGTGCCTGGCCACATCAAACGCACTGATCCAACGCCGCCTCTTTGTCCAGAACCTTGAGCAGGATTACCTGTTCTATATGTACCAGAGCCGCCTCCTCCAAAGGCTCCTCCTATACCATCCTGACCTGACTCTCCTGCAGAACCACCTCCACCATCTTGGTAAAGATTTCCTCCTACTCCATTACTACCTTGTCCTTTATTACCTACACCACCTCCACCTGATTGCCCAGGCTGTGTAGTTGATACTGAACCAGCACCGCCACCTCCGCCACCAGCTCCATTTCCACCTGCGAAAGACGAACTACCGTTTTGACCGTTTCCACCGTTTCCACTATATCCGGCAGCGCACCACCACCACCACCACGGCTATATGTTTGTCCAGTACCACCAGCTCCGCCAGAGTATCTAGTTCCTACACCTGTTGATCCTCCTCCTGTGCCGCCAGTATTAGAGCTCGTGCCTGCACCGCCTCCATCTACAGAGCAAAGTGCAGTTGCTCCTCTAGATATACTGCTTGTTCCACCTGCACCACCATTACCGTCTCTGGATCCTGCGGCACCTGCGCCGCCTGCTTGGATATTTAATGTTTCTCCTGGAGTGACCGAAACGTTGTTTGCATATGATAGGCCACCACCACCACCTCCGCCACCTGCGTAGATATTACTACATCCACCACCACCTCCGCCACCACCTATGCATAACATGCTGATGCTTGTTACACCTTCTGGTACTGTAAAAGTGGTTACACGGTTTCCTGTGGTTAAACCGGAATATTCTGCTTGTCCTGTAACAGGTGTTAATGAAGTGTCACCTATTGTTATTGTAGCAGATTCTAAATCTCCAGTTGATGTACCGTTGCTGTCTGTAGATGCTAGTACACATTTAAAGGATTCTGCACCTTCTGTAATTTCATCTTCAGATAATGTTATTGTAAAGTCTTGCGATTGTGTGATAGGGTTACTTGCTCCAGTCCATGTAACAGTTCTTGTTAAACTTGCCGGTGCAAAATCATTTGCCGCTATTGTTCCTGTAACACCAACAAGATTAACATCTATTGTTGTGTTTTGTGCAATATTTCTTCCTGTAATTCTAAAAGTTGATGCACCACCTTCATTTACTGATGTTGCTGATTGCAAAGAAAAGTTTGTATATGTAGGAGTTGTATCTACACTGGTATCAGCAATAGTCACACTAACATCATCTGCACCATTATCAAGAGATAGTGTAAATGTCTCTTCGCCTTCTCCTAGTGTTACGTCTTCACTAGTATTCACAGTTAAACTAGCGGCATTGTTATTAACAGTAAAACTTCCTGTGAGAGAAGCACCTTCAATATCTGCACTCGACACACCTGTAATTGTGTATGCTAAACCAACTCCGTCTTGTACGTCTGTGGTTGTGAGATTGACTGTAAAACTTTCTCCTTCGTTTACTGATGCTCTACTTGCATTTACAGCATATGTTGGATCAAGGCTTGTATCATTAATGGTTACAGTAATACTATCTTCGCCATTGTCAAGTGCAAGATTAAATGTTTCTTGATTTTCTGTAGTTGCGTCTGCTGTAACATTAAAGGTCACATCGTCAGTCGTACCAGTAACGAAAGAGCCGGTTAAACTTACTCCGCCTATATCAGCACTAGAAACTCCTGTAATTGTGTAGGGTACTGTAGTGCCCGCGCTAACATTAGCAGTAACCAATGTGATAGTAAAATTGGTTCCTTCGTTTGCAAACTCTGAACTTCTGTTGAGAATATATGTAGGAACACTTGGTGTGGTGCTTGAGTCGGTTATAGTAATAGCAAGAGTACCTAAAGTTAATGTCCTATTTCCAAGGGTAGGATCAACATAGTCATATTCAAATTTTAATCTAAGTTCTTCACTACCTTCTGTTGTTAAATCTTCGTTGACTGTAAAATTTAATAATGCCTTATCACTGTTAACTGTCATGGTTCCGCTCAAGCTACTTATACTGAAATCACTAGCTGTTGCAGTACCACCATCTCGATTATATTGTATAGACCCGCCATCAGGTATTCCTGTGGTAAGAATTTGTATTTGTATATTGCCGCCTTCATTTATAGGACCTGTAGTAGTATCGTCACCAAAAACCATAGTAGGAGTAACAAATGCGGCTACACTTGGTCCTTTTCCTATTCCTGCTACTTGTGTCAGACGTGGCATTTTAACTTCCTATTGATATATTCGAAGGACCTGTAAGTGTCCACGGATTTTCCTGATTGTATTTACTGTATAAAAATTGTCGTGTTTGCCCTAGCAATGTATTTTCAACATCGTCATAATCTGTTTCTGATCCTGTTGTTGCCATAGCATTTTGTGTGTCGCTGAGTATACGTTGTTGTAATTGTTCTGGTGATAAGTCAGGAAATACCTGTAGGTGTAAACAACATACGCCTGCTACCTGCGGTGTTGCCATACTGGTTCCTGATATAGACATTTGGAAATGGTCGCTATCACCAAAATATTCTATTGGACTAAACTTAGTATTATCATAATTTCTGCTAGTTCCGGCCATTATATTACTGCCTGGAGCCCAAATGGTACATCCTGGACCTCTACTTGAAAACACACTTGGCTTTTCTTCATTAGATGCATTTACAAAACTGTCTACACTTGCAACCATAAATGCTCTTGTACTATAAGGTGAACTTCCTTGATGATAACTTACATTACCTCCAAAGTTGACTACGTTTGCATAGTCACTGCCTGCACCGCTATCAATTTTTTGATAATTATTACCTGCGGCAATACAAACGTGAATGCCGTCGTCTATCATATCTTCTATTTCTGCATCAACACTAGGAACTCTTATACTTAATCTAACCGCAACAGGAACACCTCCAGACGTAATCCTATTTCTTGGAACACCTGTGTTTGCTTCTAAATCTGCCCTGGTATTGTAATCAACACCATAGGTCCATGCAGTACCTCTATAAGTTCCATCTGTAGGATCGCCAAATCGTGTTGTTCCATAGCCCCAACTCATGTTTATAACTGTGGGCCTTTTGAAACCTGTATCAGGATCTACTGGTTTATTATTATGCCATATTCTTATAGTATCAAATGCATTTGCAATACTAATACCACTGTTAGGATCGCCTGCACCTTCTAGTCCTGCTAGTTTTTGGGAGTATACTCTTGCATTTTTACCCCAACCAAAAGTTTTACCTACTGCTGTACTTGCACAGTGAGTGCCGTGACCATCATAGTCTGTGTAAAAATTATCATCCTGTGATTCGCCGCCTATACCACTACCTGAAAACCAGTCAATTTGCTGAACACGGTTAACACCATTTGCATCTTGGAATTCAGGATGGTCGGGATCTATACCGCTATCTTGCACAACAAAATCTACACCAGTACCATCTAAGGGATATGTGTAATCTCCTGGCAATGTCACAGTATCGGCAAAGATATTAGTTGTTTCTATGCATCTACGCAAGCCCCAATTGACATGACTGTTGTCTGTGCTTAATGCTCTGTACCAAACTTCTGACTGACTTGCATTTAACCCAATTTCAATGTCATCTCTTTGATCAACGGGTATTTCAACTGATAATACACGTTCATCGTTTGCAAGTTCTTCTGCTTCTTCGTCTGTTAGCATCCAATGGGTCATACGTTTTGATCCCCATCTAGGATTTGCTACTTCTACTGCTCTGTTTGGAATTGGTCCTTCACCTGTTTCAGCGGCAAGCTCTGCATCAAATGCTTCTAAATCTATGCCTCTATGTACAACAACCACATATTCTTTTTCATTAGCCATATGTTGTTAAACTCCCTAACACGCTCCATGAACCGCCTGTACGTACAAGTGTAAAGACAACAACATCTGTTTGGTTTGCATTAGGTGTCGGTGCAGATGCATCTTCCCAGTTTATACTTTGAGCGCCTCCGTTAATTTGAACAGCATTAGGAAGAAATGGTGATGCACTTTGATTCAGTATCAATGCAACCGAAATAGTTCTGTCATTTGTTGTGGGCACATTTGTAAAGTTTGCAGTAAAGTTTGCGGCAATACTTGTGTGATTCCATACACTACCTTGATTCAAACTATGATCTACAGTTGACGTTGCTCCAGTTAGAGTGTTTACTATTTCGCTTGATCTTGCTATTCCTGAAAGGAACACGCCGTCTGTTGCTGATAATGTTAAACTTGTCGAACTTGTAAAGTTTGTAACTCCTACACCATTTGTAATTACACTAGGTGCAGTTACACTTGTTGTGGCAGTGATTTCATCAAACGTTACATCGTCTGTAGTGTTAAGACTTTGATCATAGGCTGAGCCTCCACCTCCATCTTCAAATGTAAAATTGCCTGCACCGTCTGTGGTTAAGACTTGATTAGCAGTGCCGTCTGAAATACCTAAATCAGTAAGTGTTGCAGGTATAGTTGGCTTGTTTTGGATGTCATTCCAGTCGCCGGTGTTAGCAACAGTTGCAAAAGTAGGTGTACCTACTAAATCTCCATACACACCGCTGAAAACATTACCTGCTACAGGCTGTACCCATTGTTGACTATCACCGTCATCTACATAAACATACAAATAACCAGTTGCACTATTATACCAAAGAGCTCCTGCATTAGGTTCAGTTGGTGCTGTATCACTTGCTGTAATACTTGCACTACCGCTAGACGTTCCGCCTCCTGATCCTGATCCAGGCATGCCAACATTAATAACTGCTCCCATACCTGTATGATTTGTGCAATAATAATATAATGTAGTGGGAGTATTTGATGTTACTGTAATTTGTATTGCTCTAGTTGTAGAGCTAGTAAAATCTTCTAAGTATTTTTCTCTAGTTACTTCTGCATCATCTAAAAGATATACAACACCTTCAGTGTACTGAACACCTCCACCTAATGTGCCATTTTCTTGCACACTAAATTCTAACGGATGCGGATTTAGAGTGCCGCCTTCTGGATTAGGATAAAACAAATTCGTGTAATTTGATTGATCAAATCTATATGTAAATCCTACTACAAAAGTCAATGCAGGAGCATAGTTTGTAAAATCGTTATTAAAATAATATTTGTTAGCTACACCATCATTGCCTATAAATGTATTATACTTTACTGTTGCAATTTCTAAGTTTGCTGTGTTTATTCTTAAACGTTCTTCGCTTACAACTTCAAACCCGCCACGTTGTAATCCATTGTATACACGAAGTGTTTTGGTTTCTTTTTCGTAAAATAGCTCACCACTAGCACCCGTATTCCTGTCCAAAAAATCAGTTGGACGAGGTACTAGTCTAATTCTATCGAATACGGGAGCTACTGGGAAAGCCATAGGTTATCCTTAACCTAAAATGCCGTGTGCGGTAAATGCTGTAATTGCACTTGGCTCAAATCTATGCTCTTGATCAGTATTTGTTGAAAGTGTAACACTACCATGAGACTGTGTCGGATCAATAGACTGAGCATATCTTTCAGCAATCATATCATCAGTCTGATCAATTTCATAACCAATAGTTACTACAACAGCACCTGCATGATTGGCAGCAAATTCATTTGCTTTTGCTTCATCTGGGAATTTTCTAATTTCTTCGTAACCGTCACCATCAGGATCCCATGTATGATAAAGCATTACGTTTTCCCTTGTAGGATGCGGTTTTTTAACTGCGTATGGCATATATTTTTCTCCTATTAAAGCTGGCTTGCAAAATCAGCTAAATCGTCAAATACATAGGTTTTCTTTCGAATGTCCCTATATGTATACTTATTTAGCTGTTTTTCTGTTTCAAGTCCATATCCGGTTCTAACTAGGACAGGCCTTGCTCCTACTTTAATAGCGGCACGTAGATCACTCATTTTGTCACCAACAAAAAATCCTTGTGACCATTTTATTCCTGGAACCTCTTTTGCACACCGTTTGAACATACCTGCGTTTGGTTTTGCATACATATCATTTTTTTGACTGCTTTCGCTATAGTATATTCCTTCAATACTAGGACAACCGGCTTGCCCAAATAAATCTAGCATATGCTCATGTACTTTATCTACATGTTCAGGAGTCATAATACCCTTTTCTATTCCTCCTTGGTTGGTCAGAATAACAATACGATGTCCTAGCCTTCGCATGTGAGCTATTGCTTCAAGACTGCCGTCAATTGGTTCAAATTGGCTAGGTGAGGTAACATATGTGCCTAAGTCTTTGTTAATTACTCCGTCTCTGTCTAATCCTATTACACACTTTGTAGGAATTGCAGGAGCCGCGTTTGCAACTTTATACTTATCTATCATATGTATACCAACCTGTTATTATATATTTCTCGCCTTTGTAAATAGGATTGCCTCTGTGAGGATACATATAACTTGTTGGAAAGATAACTAGCTTACCTGTTTCTGGTTTAAGTTTTACTCCTTGATATAGGAATTCTGTTTCGCCGCCTTCTTCTACATCATTTAGATACAACATGTAATTCATTACTCTTGAACAGGAACCAATATCAGCGGCTTCAGCATGCCAGGCGTGATATCCTTGATGTGGTTTTGATTTTTGTATACTCATGCCTTTAGGACTATGTTGCTCACTGTTCTTTAACATTTGATATTTTTCCATATAGGCTGTTGTATAAACTTCATGTAATCTTTTGTAAAAATAATCGCATAATTTAAAATCATAGTGATATTGATTTTGTGTATGAGCCCAATCAAATACAATACGTTCATCTTGATTCACTTCAAGTTTGTCTTGTTTGTATGTAACTGCATTTCTAGCCATTACTGTAAAGTGTTTGATTATTTCTTCACAATATTCTTCCTCGTAAGCAAGCGGATATTCTTCTATTCCGTTATAATCATCTTTCATTGTGTATCCTTTACATAAGGTATATATTCTTTTGCAATTAACTCATGTGTTTCTTTTGAGTAGTGTTCGGTGTCAGCTAATTTAATATTTTTATTTTTATTTTTTAAAAAACTTTCTGCATCTACGTTTGCAATTTTTGTTGCCTGTAAAGTTGTCAACCAACTGTTTGTTTCTTTTGGTATAAAACATCTATCATTTATATTCCATAAATGCATCTTGACGTTATTGTAATGACAAAGTGCATCGCAAGCTAATACATCTTTAAAATAATCATATTGATCTAAATGTGTATTTGAATAATGCCACATTCTTATGTACATATGACTACTACGTCTAACATCGGGCTCTGCAACAAACGGTGCAGTATAACGATTATAAGGCAGTTCATCATAATCGTATGATTCTGGTTTAAGATAATATTCAACAAACTTATCTTGATATAATCCTAAACTATATCTCTCAACAAGCTCGTCGCTTTTTTCTTTTTCTATAAAATAATCAATAGGCAAAATATTATGTGCATCTAAATTAGGATTCATTGCAATAGCAAATCTTCCCCAATATGTGCTTTGAACAAAAACTTCATCTATGTCATAATAATTTTGAAAAGCATAGGCTAAAAATCTTGGCCATAAACTATTACCTGCTCCCGCACTTGCCATTATTACAACAGGTTTATTATTTTCTTTTGCATAATATTCTGCGTAATTGTTGTCTTGCCACGGTTTAGGAGGTGTGTCTGATGTAGGGTTTGGATCTAAATAACCCATAGTATGACTACAACCTATAAACAAAGTTCTAGACAATCTGGCTATCTCCTTTTTCAACTCTGTAATTATCTTCCACACTGTCAGGGGTACTTACTTCTATAATTGTACCTTCTTCTAAACACAATAATTGGTGTGGTAGCATAGGTGGATTATGCCATGTATCTCCTTTTTTCAAAGACGTAGCAACTATATCAGCAGTTTTTGTGTCAATGGTTTTTACTACAAATTTACCACTTAGCACGTACCAAGTTTCATCTTTGTCTTTGTGCAAATGCATACTAAACTTTGCACCTGTGTGAAAGTTTAATAATTTGCCGCAATACAAATCATTTGTAGCAAATATTGTTTCGCTACCCCAACCTTTTTCAACTTCACCTTGTAATCTACTCATTTGCTTCCTTAATACTAAAATTTGCGGCTAGTGTTATTCTTCTTTTTTCAGATCTCAAAGGTAAAACATAGTGTGTCAGCCAACTAGGAAATAACAACAGAGTTCCTGGTTCCAAATTAGGCATAATATGCTGATATTGCCATTTATTAAATATTCTATTTAACCCACTAAACTTTACAGTTGAAAAATTAGGACACTCAAAAACTAATTCTCCACCTTCTGTGTCTTTATCTAATTCCATAATATAAATTGCACTAAGTGAACGTCCGGGAAATGCATGTTCATGGCTTTCTTGATAATCACCTTTACTGTATATGTTTACCCAAAATTCGTCACTGTGTATCATGTATGGTTCTATAGGTTCTAAACTTTGCAAATGTTCTTCTACATATGGTCTAATTTCCTCAAACCATGCCTGCCAAGGAAAACTATCGTTGTTTTTATTCCTAATACTACTTTTACAGTCTCCAAATGTCCAAGGACTGTCAAAGTTGTCATCATCATTTAGCATTGGCAGGAATTCTTTGTATACTTCTTCATGATTTTTTACAACAGTATTATAAATCCACGTTGGCCATATTGCATCTGTACTCATGCTTCCCATCCTCCTGCAGGCTGTGCATTTACATCAAAAAAGAATACTTGCGTCAATCTTCCTGTTTCGGGTGAGTTGCCAAAACCAGATAGTAAACTTCTATGCAACAAATCACCTCTGTATAAAATTAATCTATTGTATACATTTCCGATGGCATCAATTAATTCAAAATCTTGTGGTGCAACTTCTTTAAATATTCCTGTTCCAGCTTCTATAGGCGCATCTGGACTAAGATACAAAACACCTGCCCACATGCTAGGATCTTTGTGAACCCAAGTCTCTGCACCTTCATAACACAGTTGAAAGCAAAAGCTATCCATAAGCCAATTTATAATTTTTACACCCAAGATATCTTCAAATCTTGTTTTACAATACATCTGATAGGCATCATCTGCCGCAAGTGTACGCATGCCGGGGAAAGATCCTATAGTCGGATAATCTAATTGAATTGCTTGTTCTCTTACTAGATCTGGCTTAGGTAGAAAATCATCAACAATAAAAAGACTAGTGCTCATTTATATATTCCTTTACTGTTCTAAAGTTGTGTTTTACAACAGTACTTAAACGTTCAAGGTTGGCACACGTAAATTTTTGATACTGACTTTTTATATTATCTGGTATAGGTATATATTTTATTTCTGCGTTGTGCTTTTGTGCAATTAAATCCGCTATTTCCTTGAAACTGATTGCTGTTCCTGTTCCTACATTATACACACCTTTTTCTTTTACGTCAAACATTTTTTCATGTATCTCACATATGTCACTAACACACACAAAATCTCTTTTATAGTTTTCGCTATCTGTAAAAATTGTAATTTTACCTTCTTCTTTTGCTTGTTTTGTAAATTTTGTAATAGGGCTTGCTTGATTGCCTTTGTGTTCTTCGTTAGGACCATATACATTAAAATAACGAAATCCTTGGAATATAATTTTTGGATGTATACCTGTTACCCATCTATCAAACAAATACTTGCTCCAGGCATATGGACTTTTAGGGTCACTAGGTCCGTCTTCTTTGAAATGTGTTGTGCTTCCGTAAACACTTGCACTTGAAGCATATTGCATGTTTACATTATATTGATTACATTGATTAAACAACCACTTGGAAAATTCATAGTTGTGTAATATAACTTTATCTACATCTGTTTCAGTAGTTGAACTAATTGCGCCTAAATGTATTACCCAATCATAATCTTTAACAAGAGGCAAGTTTTCTGGATGAAAATCATATCCAGCTACTTCGTGGTCAGTCTCTAAATAGGACATAAGATTTTGTCCTATAAAACCTTTATGTCCTGTAATCAATATTTTCATTTATTATCCTTGTGGTGCTATGCCCTTCTACTGTTGGAACTATATATACTGGTGATAAATCGTGTCCTACAATTTCTTCTACGGTATAGTCGCCGCCTTTTACAATTAAGTCTGGTTGTATATCTTTTATAAGTTTATATGGAGTATCATGATCGAATATAATTACTTCGTCTACATAAGGAATAAGCAAAAGTTGTTCTTTACGTGTGTTAACATCGTTGATTGGTCTTGAGTCACCTTTTAACCGTTTAACACTTTCGTCACTGTTCAATCCTACTATTAACTTATCACCTTGCATACGTGCTTCTTTCAATAATGTAAGATGTCCTTTGTGAAGCACATCAAAACACCCATTAGTAAACACAACACGTTTAATTAGGTCCTTTTCAGTTAAGATATAAGTACCTACGTGTTTGACACTTTCGGTTGACCCTCTTACACCAAGTTCTAAGGCTTTTTTGAAATCGTATCCTTTTGTTAGTCCATAAACAAAACCTGCTAAAAAACAATCTCCAGCACCTGTTACATCTGAAACTTCTACATTTTCTACAGGAATACTGTACATGATATTATCTATATCAGCAATAACATTATCTCCTGCATTTGTTGTAATAAAATTACCAGTCCACTGATCAACTTCAAATTCTTTATATTCTTTGCTATTAGGTTTTATTAACCAAGCACCTTCGTAACAACTTATGTGACGTTTAGGATCTACAATAACTTTACAATTGAAACTATTAATATGTTTTATAATATCGTTTGAGTATTCTAATACACCTTTGTTGTAATCGCTTAGTATAACAAATGTGTATTCACTAAAGTCCTTTTTTAAAATATCTTCTAATGTATTTTCACCAGGTACAATAACATCATCGTCTATACGTGTAATATAATGTCCATCACACAATACTCTTGTTTTAGTGCTTTTAGGATAGTAATAATTGAATAGTTCTACATCAACACCTAAACTTTCTAAATTTTTGTAAACTAAGCCTGCGCCACCTTGTGTTTCTACAGTACGTTCTTGTGTAACCACCGGTACAGGTGCCTCCGGACTTAGACGTTTGCTTGTGCCGTAGATATATTTGTCTAATATAATATCACCAATTATAAGAACTTTCATTGATAATCCATGTAAATGTTTCCGCTGATTGTTGATCCTATTGAACCAGGACGTACAAAATGTTCTAGATAACTAGGAAAAATAATCATATCACCGGCGGTCAATTCTGGTCTAAAATCTAAAGGAAATCCTTCTACATTTGTACCTAAATGATTTTGTATGTCTCTAAACAAAGGATTCATGAAAACAGTTTTAGATTCTTTAACAGTTTCGTATATTATAAAACTCCATGCACTATTAGGATGTATATGTATGTCTTGCCAATCGTGTTCTTTGTACTTGTTCCTCCAAATAGGTCCGAATCTTGGATTAGGGCCCACTAGATTTTGCAAATTTTCTGTTATGATTTCGACCAAATACTCAAATGTTGCAGGTGCAATTTTATGTTCTTTAGTAAAGGTACTAGGAGTTTCACTAAGCCAAGTTGGTTCAGTGGGTTCATCACTTATATCTATTTTTGTTAAATCGACAGTGTCTATAAAAACAGGTGTACTAAAGATATCATAACGCATTAAGTCCTCCAAGGTTGTTGGTGTTTAGGTGGTAATGGTTGCGCTCGCATGGTTTTATACACAAGCGTTGCTCTTAGTCCTTTGTATGAATCGTTTGGTGGATTTCCGTGGTGTGGAATTTTGCCTTTGAATAAGAAAACACGTCCTGGTTTAGGATAAACTTTTTTCCATTCGCCGTCTAATTGAATTACAGTTTCTCCGCCCCATTCTTCTTTCCATTCTCTGTTCACATAGTAGATCCAACTAATACCGTTGTCGCACTGACAATCAGTATGTTCAACTGTGTTGTGTATCCATTGCTGTCCGTTAACTAATATTTCTCCTATTTCTAATTCAAATGGAATCATTTGTGCGACTGCATTATAAATCATATTCCAAGATGCATCGTGTGCATTAGGACTGTTAGGAGGATAAATTTGTTGTTTGAGTGCAGGGACCTCCGGCCAATCTGGTATTGCACCTACATCAGTTCTTGGATCATCAGGATAGTTACTCGTGTGTCCATAAAACCAACTGTATGTATTAAAAACTTGATCATGAACATGCTCGATAACATATTGAGGGAATAAGTCATCTATTACAATCATTTGATCTTCTGCTAAATCAAATTCTGCTAAATCTTTTGCTTCCTTGCCGTTAATTAACATTTTCTACCTTTGCTAAAATTCCGTGTTCCGCAATATACAAATATTCAATATCACTATTTGCAAGAGTTCTAAATGCATCATCTAAAGTTTCTACTAGTGGTTCGCCACCTAAGTTAAATGATGTATTGAATATAATAGGAACACCTGTCTGTTTATAGAATTCATTAATGTAGTCATAGTATAATGGATTCTGTTCTCTTGTTACTGTCTGTATTCTACATGTACCATCTACGTGTATAATTGATGGTATCCTTTCTTCTACGCCAGGTTGACAATTCATAGCGTACATCATATGCGGAGATTCATCTAGTCCACGCATATCAAACCATTCATGTGCATGTTCAGCAAGTATTGTACCTGCAAACGGACGGAAATATTCTCTACGTTTAACTTTGTTTACATGATCTTTACCGTTTGGATCAGTTGGATCATACATCAAACTCCTATTACCAAGTGCCCTTGGTCCTGCTTCTGAGCGTCCTTGGAACATAGCAACAATATTTTTATTCATCATTAATTTTACTACATCTGCCATTTCTACTTTTTCTAATGTGGCATTGTATTTGTCGGCAGTATTTTCAATTTCTACATCGTCATACTGATAAGATGGACCTAAATATAAACTATCTGCAAATGGTAATACAGTTTCGCTTTTACTTATTTCATGCCAGGCAAACATTGCCGCACCGACAGCAGTACCTGCATCACTACTGATAGGTTCAACGTATAAGTTAATTCCGTGTTTGTTAAGTTCTTCTTTGTAAAAATAGTTTGCTACACAGTTAAGTCCGTATCCGCCTGATAGTACAACATTCTTATTACCAGTCATTTCAACAGCGTCTAATATAATTTTTTGTACCTGTTCTTGGCTTTCTTTTTGTATAGCATACGCTAGATCTCTTCTATTCTCAAAATCTGCTAGTTGCTTTGGATTATCATAAAGCTCTTCTGGTGTTGCTAAAAATTCCCATCGCCCTTCTGCAATTCTAGCACCATTTGGATATGTAGGTGTTATAAGATGTCTATTTGCACTTGTCCAGTCTCCGTGCTTTTCGTAGATAGTAGGAATTTTATCGTTAGGCTTGCCATACGGTGAAAGCCCCATAGTTTTCCCTGCTTCAATAGCAGTAAAGCCACAGTATTGTGTAACTGCTTCATATGCTTTTACAATGCCTGCCATTTCGTCCATAATAGCAATGTGGGTGCCTTCTTCTTCGTATTTCTCACTTGTCATATTATCAACACGACTTGATATAAAAGGTCCATTAGCTCCCAAGTGTTTCCATTTTGTCGTAAATTTTGCAGGATATTCACACGTAAAAATTGTTTCTAATTCATATAACATATCGTTGTCATTAAGGATATGTTTCATAGGAATAAATGTACCTGCGCCATCTACAATTACACTAGTAGCAGTTTCAAATCCGCTTCTATAAAATGCACATGCCGCATGAAGTTTATGATGCATATGACTTAAATCTACAACTTGAGGATGATTGTAGACATTTACATTTGGACTATTATCAATAAGTCCTAATTTTCTACATAATCCTGTATATACATCATCACCTGTAAAATCAACTCTGTTAGGACTATTAGCTAAAGGTTGTGTATGTGCTACTATTAAATAATCTAATTTATCTGTATAATCTAAAATCTTAACAATACTTGCATAAGGTCCACCATCATATTTTGCACGTGAAAGTCTTTCTTCTTCTACTGCAAAAACAATCTCGCCATCTTTTAACAAACATACACCAGCGTTATGTCCTCTAGTGATACCTGCTATCCATGTTGCCATTATTTTTTATCTCCAAAAGTCAAATTACCACTGCCGGCTTGTAGTTTACTTGTTCCTGCAGGGTTTGTTTTCTTTGTACTTGTTCCTAAAACTTTTCTAACACTATCACAAATTTGTTTTATTTGTTTTTCTGATAACTCCATAACTTCGTCGTTGTGCCTATCTTGTTCTTCTTCCATCGTTAGACGTATGGGAGCATATACCCTTTTACCGTCACCTACATCGATAATGTCAAACTTAGGATCATCTGGATAAGAAATATTTACAGGATAAGTACTTCCTGTAACTATAGTTGCTGTTCCTTCTAATGCTTTAACCATGTGTTGTCCTAGACTGTCACAACCTAAGAAATGATCCGCTACATCAATTATACTTGCCCAAATACGTAGTTCTGGAATTTGAGGTTGTGCTACAGGATACTTTGTGTTTTCACCTTCTTCTAATGGAACAGGTATTTCACTCATTAATATAATGCTATATTCCTTTTTTAATGTGTTTATTACATCTACAATGTTGTTAAGTTGAAAACTCCTACTTGTAGGGTCAATAATAAAGTCTCCGTGTGTTTCTGTAGAACGTCCAAATGGTTGTACTACTAGTACTTTATCTTTTCCTGTTTTTTGTTTTACTTCCTCTACAATAGATGCCGCAGTAACCATTTCTTGCTTGTTGATATAAATGTTGGGTTTGTCTAACTTACGAACACCTTTGCCATTTATTTCAATATCAAATGCTTGTGCAAGATCGCACTTTTGATTGTAGTATTCCCATATCCTGTAAGGTTCAGGTGTAATACAATTTCTGTGTTTAATGTGTTCTTCAAATAGCCCTTTGTGCCAATGATCATATGCTCTATTATGTAGGGTAGGATGTCCTTTATAAAAGTCCATACCTCCTTCACATACAATTATAAAATCATCTTCAGGGTATTCTTTTTCGTATAGTTCAAATGCAGGAATAGAACAGATTACTCTACCTGCTCCTCCGTTAATAAAAAATGCAGTGGATCTTGTCAAAATAAACTCCTTATAGTGTAAATTATAACACCATATTAAAAGTAATGCAAGATATTTATTGGTAAAATGTTTGTAAAGGTGAGAAAGCGAGAGACAAGCTCTCGCTTTAAAATTACATTATAATTGAATCTGTATCTGGATCAATCATTCCTGTTTCTGGATCTGCTCCAACTTGTATTGGCTCCATGTAATACGCAAATAACGGTGAGTTACCTGCGGCCTGCATTCTATTGGGCCAGTCACGCAATCTTTGTCTATAATCCTTCCACGCATCTTTTAAAGACTGTGGCATATCATCTACGAGTTCTGAGTCACTGTTTTTCAACAGCGAATCTCTTTTTGCTCTAACATCGTTCCAAGTAAGGTCTCTGTCTACATCTAGTCCCATTACTGTGTCTCTTGGCTCGCGCACTGGAATTGTATATGTGTTATCTGCGTTGAACACAATTGCAAGTGGGTCATAAAACTGATATGGTAACACTGGTGTTTGATATGTAAAAGGCTTGTATCCTGTCACAGTAGTTGCACCTGTGCTAGGTGTCGCTTCACCTGTATGATCTTCTTCTTCCTCATCAATAATAGGTCCTCTAAGTTGACACAAAACTGGATTGTCAATACAATCTATTTCAACATATCTACAATTATCAGGAACAGGACGCCCGTCATTTTTTTCAATTTCAGTTACTGGTCCTAATTCTTCTCTTCCATTTTCATCTACAATGAAGAAAAGTTTATCAGGTCCGTCATAAGTTGTAGTTCTCGTATTACCGTCAGTAAACGAGTGATCAACACACAATTCGTTTGGTATATCGTATGTAAATTGGAATTGTACCATTGGCATAATATATTTTCTCCTTGTACTTTATTTATTTAAAAGAACGTTACTTTCACTAGTCCCGGACCGCCTGTACCACCTTGCCCGCAACATCTACCACAATAGTTTGATGTTGCTGATTGTCCGCCATGTCCGTAAGGAACAATCCAACAACCACAACGTATCCAGCAAACATTAGAATTTTGTTCTGCATAGCCTGTGTTTAATCTTACTGCGCCAGTTGAATGTCCGTTGTGTTTCCAACAGTGACATGCACTACCTGGATACATATATGATGATTGTCCTTGGAAGTTACCACCGTGTGTAAATCCTGCATAATCACCGCTTGCACAAGTACCTACACAACCCGGACGTATACAGTATGGCATTGTACTAAAACATTGATCTGTCCATGATGTGTTAGCACAGCCTAGTTGTCCGCCACATGCACAAAGACTACAAATTCCATAGCCACAAGCATAAGAAGTACAACCGTTACAACCATAACATTCACGACTTAGGCATCTATAAACCCCACCTGCGCACATCCTATATGTACAACCTGCATTTGTTTGGGTATGCCTACTTGCATATGCTCCGCCGCCGGCTGGCTTAGTATGATGACATCTATTACATGAACAAGCACCGTTTCCGTTACCACCTGCACCCCACACTTCGAATGTAGCATGTCTTGTACAACTTGGAACAGTCCATAAACAACAGCATCCTGCAGAACATCTACACGGATTACCATATACCCATTTTACACACCAGTTATCACGTACACCTGTAGCAATATGGCCGCTGTCTACAGCTCCATCTACTACCATTGTACTTGTAACTTTTTTGTAACTTCTATAGTTCGCCATATTCTTTCCTTATATGTAAGTAACCCTTACTAGGCCACCTCCACCTGTGCCGCCTTGCCCGCAACAACGTCCGCAGTACGTATTCATTGCACTTTGCCCGCCTGTTCCATAAGGAACACTCCAGCAACCACATTTCATCCAACACTGTCTAAGACCTTGTGTAGAGACGCCTCCAATCAAAGCCGCTTGTCCTTGATGTATTTCTTGTGGATGACAATGACAGTATGTTCCTGCTGTTGACCATCCAGGATTCTGTGGAACAACATACATTTCTCCATTGTTATGAGTAGGACATCTACAGTATACATTAATTCCAAAACATCCGTTCGACCAAGATGTATTTGCTTCTGCTCTATAGCCACCGCAAGCACAGAATCCTGATAAATTATAACCGTTCATATATGTTGTACAGCCGTTACAGCTTGTACAGTTGCGGCTCAAGCATCTATGTACTCCTCCTGCACATACAGTATAAGTACAGCCACCTCTTGTAGCTATAGTTTTGGTATTATGACTTCCCCCCATAGCGGCCTTAAAGTGATGACATCTATTACATGAACATGCGCCTGATCCGTTACCGCCAGCTCCCCATAATTCTATGGTCATTCTACATACACCTGATGGCACTGTCCAGTTACAGCAACATCCTGAAGAACATCTGCAAGGTATACCATGAAACCATTTTACACCAAAGTTATTAAGTGTATTTGAGTTAATATCATTATCGGTTAACGTACCGTTAACCATTTGATCGCCATGTACCTTTTTATAACTTGCATAACTCGCCATTAATTATTCCTTACGTAAATGTTAATTTTACCACTCCTGGACCACCTGTGCCACCTTGTCCACAACAACGTCCACAGTATGAACTCATAGCACCTTGTGCGCCATGTCCTGGAGGTGCAATCCAACAACCACAACGTATCCAACACACAGATTGTGATGTTGCAACATTTCCTCCTAGGAAAGGAGCCGCTGTTGGTCTTACATATTGATGGTGACAGTGACAGTTAAATATTCCGCTAAAATGTCCTGTGTGACTCATTATGTGAAAATCACCTCTACCTGTAGAACATCCTGGACCTATACAACAGTTCCAACAACTGTAACAATACTCTGTCCAGTTGGTGTTTGCATTGGCACAACGTCCGCCAACTGTGCAAAGTTGACATGCATTATACCCACAAACATATGATATACATCCGTTACAAGCAGAACAGTTTCTACTCAAACATCTATACACGCCACCAGCGCACATCCTATATGTACACCCTGGTGTGGTTGAAACCATTTTGGAATTATAAGATCCGCCGCCGGCGCCTTGATAGTGATGACATCTGTTACATGAACACGCACCATTACCATTGCCTCCTGCGCCCCATAGTTCGAAGAACACACGTCTTGTACATCCAGGCACTGTCCATAAACAACAGCATCCTGCTGAACAACGACATGCGTTACCTATAAGCCATTTTGTGCATAATCTATGTCGAACATCGGTGCCCAGTTTATCTTCAGTAACAGTACCGTCAATAATCTGTTCGTTTGTGACTTTCTTATAACTTTCGTATGTGGCCATTCAAAACTCCTATTAGATTGTAAAGATTCGCCATCCGTATGTGTCATTGTTAAACACTAATTCAAAAGCCGCGTCCTCTGTTGTAACTGTTAGGTTACTTGCATCACTGTTAATTAATTTACCATTTCTAGCAACAGTCATGTTAGATCCACTTACTAAGAAAAATCTTACTCTATCGCCTCTTGCTGGCGCACTTGGAAGTGTAACTGTATAGTTACCTTGTACCCAATTAGTTTGCCAACTTAATGTTGTTCTGTTTGCTGATACTGTAACATCTTGGAAGCCGCCTACTGTCCATCCAGATCCTGTATACCACTCTAAATGACCATAGTCAGTGTTAAAACGCACCATACCTTCGGACGGAGAACCGGGGCGTTGTGCTGTTGTACCACTTGGTATTGTCATGTGAGTTGAAGCTGATGCTGTCAAATATTGTGTTGTTAAATGTCCTGTGGAATTAATATTACCACCTGAATATATATTATTTGCTACACCTATGCCTCCACTAAACACTGCGCCGCCTTCATTAGTAGCGGTAGCGTTTGTTGTATTTTGAACTAACAGTTGAGGCGTAGCAGATATAACGACATCACCCGAACCGTTGGGTTCAATTGTAATATTTTCGTTTGGAACCAAACTTGATAATTTGTTATCAACACTAACTAATCGAGCTAGTAGTGGTCTTCCAACTGTTCCTGTGTTTATCCTACGCATAGCCTCTCCTTTATGCCGTTGCTGTTTCTATACCATATACCACAACATTAACATCTGTACTATTGGACTGGACTACAATATTTTTTGTTGCATCTAAAACAATACCGCCTCTTTCTAGGCTACCGTTGCCTAGTAGTTCAGTATTATATTCAAGGTATTCTGCGTTTGTTGGTGTTCCTGTTGCCGAAATAGCTAACCTAACATCTCTTGATGCTGTGTTCCTATTTGTTATGTTAACAGTAACAACTGCAAACGTATCTGCAGGCACAGTGTACACGGTTGTGTTTGTGGCTGCGGCTAAATCTGCTGTTCCTAATATTCCTGTTGCCATTTTCTTTTTTCTCCGTTTATCTTAAAAAGTAATTATAAGCTAGTGGTAAACCAAGTACACTCTTGCTGAAGTTTACATTTGCTTTTATATTTATCTGTTCTCCACTCACCGTTGTAATTTGGTTAGTGTTTACAAATATGTCACCAGCTGTTACACTGTTAACGTTTAGGGTAGCGCCACCGCCACCAATTTGTGCCTCAATATAAGCCTTAACAGCTCGTTGTGTTGGTACAACACTATCACTGTTTGCAGTAAAGAATGGATCCGTACTAAATTCTGTAACACTTGCAGAGTTACCACCTAGTGTAACTTCACCTAGCGTAAGTTCTTGTAGACCTGCAATGTTAAATGCTTCAGCATTCAATGTTGCAACACCTGTTGCCTGTTCAATACTAAACAAGTCACCAACTCTAAAGTTACCATCTTGGTCAGTAGCTGTAAAGAACACTCGTCCTCCGTTGCTATCTTTGGTTTCTTTAGCTTGGTCTGGAGCAATAGTAGGCACTCCAGGATAATTTGTTGTAGTAAAGTTACCTGTACCTATATCAAGGAAGTCGTGTCCTGTTAGACGTACTTGGCTAAATCTAATACGCATAGTTACCGGATCACCGTTTGCAGGAGCATCTGTGATACTCATGTCTGGTGATAGTTGTAAGAACGCTGTTTTAGAACCATCGTTAGTACCAACAAGTGAAACTGTGTTTACAAGTTTAAAGAACTGTCCTGGTAAGCTATCAAACACAACGTTTGAGCCCGGTACTGGTGTAGCTGAAAGTCTACGTACAGCAACAAACTGTCCGTTCTGACTAAAGTCTGCGCCACCATTCGATGTTAGTGCATCAACTTCTGCACTGGCTGTAATAAAG